GTATGACCTCTACAAGTGGGACCGTACGGTTGTGGGTCGGGCAGGGTTGCTGCTTGAGGTAGAATACGCCCCAGCAGCAGCAGCAGCATCCCTTGGAGTGGGTCTAACAGACCCATTACTTACTCTATGGGAACTCATACCATTCTCCTTTGTCTTCGACTGGTTCGTCGGAGTTGGGGAGTGGCTTGAGGTACGGAGCTCCCTTCAGGGGCTTAAAGTCCTCGCTGGATACGAGTCCTCGGTGACCGCTTATAGCGGATACACACAGACCACGTATTGGAAGGGCTCCAGAACCGTTGCGGATCCAGCTATCCCGCCATGGTACTGGGATGTTCGCCAGCACATACGTCAGCATTGGAATGGGTCGTTGACCGCAATTCGCACGCCACTGTACGATTCCCTTAATGGGAGTCGTTTAACTACAGCGGCAGCGTTGTGCCGACAACTCACTTCTGGCGATCGAGCACCGGGAAAGTACAGACCTTGATGCAATCAGATCTGGAGCTGATCCTGGAGCTTTTAGTTTACGCCTTAACAGTGCTTCTTTTTCTTTTGCAGTACTTCCCTTCTAGGAGTTAAACATGCCTGCTATGGCTACCCTTACCCTCAACAATAAGGCGGGATCCCCGGTTAACTACCAGGTTCTCGGCATTAAAGAGGGTGTTGCTCGTTGGGCCGACGTTTCGCAAGGAACTGTCGGCGGATACCGGACGATCAGTGCAGAAATCCGCACTCCGGCTGACCCCAGCAAGCAAGTTACTCGTCAAGTCTTCAGCATTGCTCGTCCGGTCGTGAACGGCACCACTGGCGCCGTTGACTACGTCCAGCGAACGAAGACCGAAGTGATCCAGCCTCCTGGTTGCACGTCGGCTGAACGTCAGGAAATGTGGGCCACTCAGAAGAATCTGATGGCTCATACCTTCGTTCAGACGGCAATGGAGACGCAGGAAAGCATGTACTAGTAACATATGCTTTCACTTCGTGCTACCGCCTTCATCAGGCGGGCAATCGCTATCCTTGGTGTGGTTATTACCATCTTCCGGAGGAAAAACGATGTCGACTCGGTTAAAAACCGTCGTCCGCGAAACGCGAAACCTCGCAAAAGGGTTTCGCCTTAGAACAGGTGAGGCGGAAGCCTTACTGTTCGACGTTGCCAACGAGCTGTGGTATCGGCTAGACACACCCACTAGTCTAGGTTTGTCACTTTGCTTGAAGTACGGAGATTTACCGTCCGTCCTCAAGCATGAAATACAACCAGGTGACTACCTAGACGCTGAAAGCTTCCGGTCAGATTATCAGGCTGTGAGTTTTCTGAAAAAGTGTCCCTTCGCTGCTGTTCCTTTGAAAGAGAGAACCGCAGCTGCTCTCGAGAAATTCTTCGAAGCAGAAGGCATGTGTCGTGCAACCAACCGTCGCTTTGCCAACCGCTACACATCAGGCTTGACCGCAATAAACACTAGCGGAAATCCTGACGTTGAGTCTGTGCTTTACAGAGCTCAGCGTAAAATTGCTACGTGGATTGGAGAGGGTCCAAACCCTCGTGTCTGGTTGGAGTGTTGCCGCTTTGGACCTGGATCGGATGAC